AAGAACAGCAACTTTATCTACGGCATACTTTGAAATAGGACGCAGTGGTGAATCTTCAGTGCAGAAATTGTTTTCATCACCTGTGCCATATGCTGAATTTGTAGTAGGCATGATGATGCGCTGTTCTTTTGATGTAGCATTGAGCATCCAGAACACAGCATCTTTATTTGTTGTGTCTGCACCAACAACATCTTTATTGCAGAGTGGCGCACCAACCAAAGCAGCAAGAGGAATAATAATGTCTGCTTGTTTGAGAAGCGGTGCAATATGTGCAGGATTACGAATGTCACCATTTACAATTGTAAGATTTTTATTATCGCAAAGATGATTCAGTCCACTTTGACGAAACATAAAGTTATCTAATACTGTAACTTGAAAGTTCATCTGAAGTAGATACTCTACTAAAATACAACCAATGTAACCAGCACCACCAGTCACTAATACTTTTTGCCGTTCCATATTATACCCTGTTCAAAATGTTTACGATTTCGTCAATTTGTGATTCTTTGAGTGTTGGATAATTCCCAATGTAGAAAGAATAGAAATGCATATGGTCTGTATTAGGATATTTTCTGTAGTGGTCTTTTGGTACAATTTTTTCCAAATATGGTTGACGTAATTGATTACCGCCACCAGCAGAGCCTCTTCTGAACTCAACCTCTTCATCACGCATTTTATTCATTAAACGATTCACAAAATATTCTGTGCAATATTCTGGTTGTAAAACAATGTTGAATGCATAGTTGCTACATCCAACAAGTTTGAAATCTACTTTGTATTTCTTTTGGTCTAGTTTAGATAGGAAGTGAAATAGATTTTTATTTCTTAAATCAACATTTTTATCCAGATACTTCAACTGATTCTGACCAAGAATGCCACCAATTTCATTGTTACGCATATTGTATGCTGGGTGTGCAAAGATGAAATCTGGATTCAGTGTTGGATATTTTTTCTTATACTCATCAGACATTTTTTCTGAACCACACTCACGAACCATGCCATGTGAACGAAGCATACGAACTGTGTGATAAACTTCTTCATCGTTTGTACAAACCATACCACCCTCAATTGTTGACATGTGATGAGCAAAGTAGAATGAGAAGTTTGACATCCAACCATAACTACCTAGCAATCTACCATTATGTGTAGCGCCATGTGATTCACAAACATCTTCAATCAAAGGTATATTACGATGACGAAGAACTTCCAACACTCTGTCGGATAAGCAGTCAAAGCCTTGTGCATAGGTAATAAACACAGCACGTGTTTTATCTGTGATAGCATTGAGTATACCATACTCATTCATACCAAGAGTGTCTAAGTCGATGTCAACAAACACTGGTGTGAACCCACATTGAATGATTGATGCGATATCAGATACCCATGTAAATGGTGGAACAATTACTTCACCACCCTCTGGATGTTTAATCTTCAGCATTGTCATTGACAATAGATTTGCTGAAGCGCCTGAGTTTACAAACACAGAATACTTTACACCCAACCATTTAGACCATGCTTCTTCAAAAGCACGACACTCTGGTCCATTTGTAAGTTTTGGATTATCTTTTTTGAGATGTTCTATTACCAAATCTAAATCTTCTCTAGTAATATTGTCAGACATTAGCGGATACTTCATCATCACTCCATAATTATTTTACTGCCAGTGTAATCAAATTTAAAAGGCACCCATACATTGATTTCTGGTATTGCTTTCTTTATTATATCATGTCTGTCAGGAGATGCAAGAAACATAAAGAATCCACCACCACCTGCACCCATAAGTTTACCGCCATACGCACCAGAAAGCATTGCCTTATCGTATATGTTATCTATGTACTTTGTTGTGACATCATCTGTCAATTTTCGTTTGTAATTCCATTGGATATCAAGTAACGACCCAATATCTTTCATTGGTGACTCTTGCTCAAGTAACGCAAGAGCATCATCGGAAATTTTAGATATTGTTTTGAGATATTCTTTTGACTTGCCTGTTTTGATGTTATCGACTTGCTGTTTGGCATGAACATCTGCTAGTCTGTCTATGCCAGAAAAGCCCAACATGATATGACTTTCTAAAATATCTAAGTAACTTGGAGATACTTTTAGTGGTGAAACTTTGATATTACCACCAGAAAGTTCAATCACATTTACTCCACCATATGCAGCAGAGATTTGGTCTTGCACACCAACAGATTCACCAATTCGATTTTGCTCTATGTTTATGGCATCCATTGCCAATTCATAAGGCAAATATATTCGACGCTGATATCGTGCAATAGCATGTATCAGTCCAACAGTAAATGCAGAAGATGATCCAATGCCAGAACGAGCAGGTAAATCACCGTCATGGCTAATAGAGATACCGTTATGTACATCATAATACTTTAGACACTCCCTTACAGATGGATGGTCTATTTCTGAGATATCATTGACGCTTTCTATCTTTGAATAGATAATCCGGTTAGCGTGTTCAAAATACGGTGGTAGCTTCTTCAAACTTATATAGCAATAATGTGCCATGGCAGCAGTGATTACCTTTGTTGAATGGCTGTTGAACCAATCAGGGTAATCTGTGCCGCCTCCAAACAATGACAGACGATATGGTGTCTTAGAAATTATCATTCAATGTTTTCAGAATATTGTCTTTGTTCAAACCTAGTTTATTCAACAGATAATCTCTTCCACCATTTTCAAAGACATACATTTCTGGAATAGTAATTTGTTTTACTTTCTTGAATATATCACTATCAGACATTGCTTCCATGACTGCTGCGCCAAGAGAACCAGATGGTGTTTGCTCATCGATAACAATAACACCAGCACTCACATCAATTGCATTCAGCAAAGTTTTAGGAAATGGTTTTGACTGAATCAAATCAATACCAAAAATTCTATTTGGTTCTTCGTCATATGCTTGCTTCACAACATGAGCCATCTTACCTGAACCAATGACAACCACTTTGTCTTGATTTACTGTATCACCCATTGCACGATATTGTGTATCAGTTTTGAAATTAGTCACACCAAGTTCTGGTTGTTCATGTCTATCAAGTCTCACATAACAAAACTCTGGCTTGTTCAAAAGTTTCTTTGCTAATCTTCTTGCTGTCTCTGCATCTGCTGTTGTGTAGATGTTGACGTTCATAATTGAACGCAGACATGCAAAATCTTCTGTGATGTAATGTGTAGGACCAGCATCAGCATAACCAATGCCAATACCAACAGACATAATACAGATTGGTAAATCCATCATACTAGGACCACATTTGATTTGCTCAATCGCACGAAGAGAAATGAATGGTGCCATTGCATAACAGAATACTTTCTTTCCTTCAAGTGCAAGACCTGTAGCAATATCAATCATTGCTTGTTCAGAGATGCCGCAGTGAATAAAGTTTTCTGGATACTTCTCACGAAGTTCATCAAGTGCAGCAGCACCAAAGTCGGCAGACAAAAAATAAATATCTTTGTCTGTTTTTAGTCTCTCATTAATTTCTTCAATAAATGCATCACGCTGTAGCATCATTAATCTCCTTGCGGCATTGTTCAATTTGTTCGGGTGTGATTGGTTGCATATAGTGCCATTCTGGTTTGTTCTCCATCAAACTGAAGCCTTTACCTTTGACAGTATTTGCAATGATAATCTTTGGTCGTGTCGTTGTTGCATCTAGTGCTGCTTCAATTGAGTTTGTATTGTGACCATTGACAGTAAAGATATCAAAATCAAAGCCAGATAGTTTTTGTTGAATTGAATTCAGTTTCAAACAATCATCCGTCTGACCAAGAATAATTAGATTGTTGACATCAATAAAGATTGTCATGTTTGGTATCTGACGATGTGCAACAAACAACAATGCTTCCCATGTTGAACCCTCGTACAACTCACCCTCTGAGATAATTACATAAACGTGTTTGTTTGGATCAGCAAGCGCCATACCAGCACCGACACCAACACCGTGACCAAGAGAACCAGATGTCATATCAATGCCTGGTATTGATACGTTGCCAAACACACGCAGACAAGTATCTTTATTCTTGCCCCAATTATCCCAATCTTCTTTTGGCAAGATTTTCAAATCACGCAAAATAGGATACAATGCAACTGTTGCATGACCTTTACTAATCAAAACTTTATCTTCTAAGCCAACATAACCAGCGTGATAAAGTGTAGTAACAATCTCTAACATTGAGAATGTAGAACCAGGATGACCTTGTTTTACTTCTACAAATTTCTCAAATAATTCTTTGCGATATAAGTTTGCTTTATGTTGCAAATCCATAATCAATCTCCAAGTATTTTTCGTTTCAGTTTTATCTTTGACATCTCTTCAAGGTTTCGGCGTGAGTCTGCACCAAACTTTGTTTCTACAAGATTCAGGAATGGCTCATGTGAAAAGTATTTGTGCCATGCTTCATCACGGAACTTCAACACTTCTGCACCAGTCAATGTTTTTGTACGCAAAGGTTTGCAGTCATATGATAAGAAAGCAAATTCTTCAAACTTCTCTGGTAAATCCCATCCACTGTTCTTTGCATACATGTACAGTGGACTACCAGGCAATGCCATTGCAGCATAGAAGTTTGCATGTTCGGTGTTTAGTTCAAGTGACAAATCAAGTGTCTCTTGCATTGTCTCCATAGTATCTTCTGGAAAACCAAACATATAGTTACCAAGAATGTTGATGTCTGCTGCTTTGACATCGGCAACAACACGACGAATATCTACATCTTCAAACTTACCTTTTTCAATTTCAAGGCGTACATTTTGATTTGCTGCTTCAATACCAAGGCACAACCAATTTACACCTGCTTCTTTGAAAAGTTCAAGTTGGTCTTTGCGAACAGAATCAACACGTGCATATGCCCAGAAGTTGAAATTCATACCACGTTGTTTGATGCCTTCTAGAATTGGTATGTAATATTTTCTATTCAAAAAGAACATCTCATCTGTTAGACGAACAGTACGAACACCATTCTCATACAGATATTCAAACTCTTTGAGCATTAGTTCTGGTGACCAGAAACGCATACCACGTGAATCTGATGATACTGTGCCTTGTTCATATGATGTACGATTCACAATGTTAATCATACAGAAGTTACAACCGAATGAACAACCAAGTGATGTAGAGATAGCAGCAAACGGTGTGCGATTCTCATCATCTTTGAAATAGTTGTGCCAGTAGTGGGCACGATATTTGTCCAGTAGTTTTTTATCTTTTGGTAACAAGTCCCATGCATAGCCTGGCATTACATTGTCCATATCTTTTGTTTGAACAATTTGACCTGGTGCACCAGTTGCAGCAAAGCCATGTTTTTTGTATACCAAACCACGAACTTTTTCTAAATCATCAACATAGTTTGTTTGTAGCAAGTCTAACAAACCATATACACCCTCATTGATAAAAACGAAATCAACGTAAGGTAAACCAATTACATCATAGGGCAATGCAGATGCATGTGAGCCAACGAATACAGTCTTGATGTTTGGATGTGATTGTTTGAGTTGAGTTGCTAACTTTGATGCACCAATCATCATCGTGGTGCCTGAGTTTGGATTTTGTCCGTAAAGAACAAAGACTGCTATATCAGTTTTTGTAGCAGCAATTTTTTCTGCTGCTTCTTCAACGTCTGTTGGTTCAGCATCAAAATCTAAGATGCAAGGGTCGTGACCCGCAACACGAACGGCGTTAGCCAATAGCAACGCCCATGTTGGAGGTTCAATAGCAGAATACTTATTTGCCAGTGCTTGATATGCCTGAGCAGCACTGCTCGGTATTACAAATGTCACCACTTTTGACATAACAAAAAATTCCTTTAGTGTAGTTTACTTGATTTTACATTCTTGAGAAGTTGGTCAAGTTGTTCTTCTGTCAAAGGACCATCATCTTCTTCATAGTCTAGTTCTTCATCTTCTTCATCAAGTAGTCTTTGAAGATGGTCACCAGATTCTTTTAAATCTTCACTCAGTCGTGCAACTAGCTTACCATAATACTGAATCATCTCTTCTTTTGGTTCAACAACAGTAATGATATCTGTTGCGTAAACGTTTGCACTGTTTACCTTGATGAGTTCAATTGGCAACCAAGGCATCATCATCATCATTGTTTGACCTGTTGGCATACGACGAAACACTAATCGCATTGGTTCATCTAACTGAATCATGTCTGAGTTTTCTTCTTCGTACATAGAAGCCATGATATCTTCACCAGTCTGCATTCTTATTAGTTTTATGTTATGCATTTTTGACCTCTATAGTGTAAAACTTGTATTTGAACTTTTCCTCATCATATATTCTAACACGGTCTGTAAAATGACGCAAGGTAAAATTTACATGTTTACCTAAACGAAAATCATCGGCAATGTCATATAACACTGCTTCAGTTTTATTATCTCCCAATCTAAGCCCACGACCGATAGACTGCAAATTACGTACTCTGGATTTACTTGGTGAAGCAAATATGACATTATGGAGATTTCTAATGTTGACACCAGTGCTAAAAGTACCGTAAGATGCAACAATAATCGCATTGTTTTCCTTTTCTGTTATGGCACGAACTTGTTCACGGACTTCAACATCTGTACCACCATAAACAAAGAAAACATGTCTGTCGGTAACTTTTTCTTTGATGAGTTTGTGAAGTTGTTTACCATGTTTCTCAACTAGATTGAACAACACTAATGAGTTGCCTTCTAGTGATACGACAAGATTTCTTATAAACTCATTTCGATATCTACTACTTACTATGTATTCTATCTCGTTTTGATAATCCCAAGAGCGTGATTGCTTACAAACATCTTCTGGGTATTTCAGTATCAGGCATTTGATTCTGAAGTCTGCTAGTTGTTTGTTTTTGATAAGCTCAGAAGTTGTTGTGGATTGATAGAGTGGTCCGAACAAACCTTCTAATACCAACTTATGTGTTTGTGTTCCGTCAATTGTGCCTGTACAACCAATACGATAAGATGCATTCTTCAGACCAGTCATGATGGTAGTCAATGACTTTGCTTTGAACTGATGTGCTTCATCTCCAAGAACAAAGTCAAACTGCTCAAAGTATTCTGGTGGATTCTTGTAGATTGATTGCCAAGTGGTAATTGTAAGAAACTTTTCTGTATGTTTGTCTTTGCCTGAATACTGACGATGACAATACTTCTCTGAATCATAGCCATAAGATTCAAAATCGGAATACATTTGTTCTACAAGTGATGTTGTGGGAACAATCAATAAACCTTTTTTGTAGTTTTTACTTTGCAGATACCTTAATATCATATACTGAATCAAAGACTTACCAGAACCAGTCGGTGATAATAACAACATTCGTTTGTTTCTAACGGCAGAAATGAATGCTTTGACTTGATAATCTCTTGCACCTTCTTGTATAATGCTTTTGTGCAGTTCAAGACTATCAATAAACTCCTTTGCCTCCGTTACTGAAAAACTCTCTGTAACACTGATTGGTGTATCAATCGCTAGTTTATAGTTTCTCTCTTCACAAAACTTCTGAATGTAAGGTACAAGACCATGATAGATAGTAAATGAACGCAGGTCAGCAAGTCTTATCTTACCATCCCAAAGACGATTCTTGTAGGCAGGCATAAATTGATAGCCAGGTACAAAGAATGTAAAGTAATCTGCAAGTTCTTGTGCAACACTTTTTTCACATGCAAATCGCAGAAACACTTCGTTCTGTTTATATAAAGTTAAATCATACACCTTGAATAAATTTTTCCCAGTCAATGAACGAACGGAGTTCCCATGTTCGGTTGTTTAGTTCTTTGAGTATTGCTTGGCAGACTTCCACAATTTCTTCATGTAATAACTTTTTGGCAAGATACTTATTGATATCTTCATCCGCTTCTAGATATGTATTAATCTCGGATTTGAGTGTGTATGGAAATGGTTGCCAACCATATTTACTCAAATCATCTTCATCAAGTTTACCAGTATAGTATTCCCACTTGAGTTTACGCCACTTGTTGTAATTGAACTCGGCTTCTTTTGCCAACAGCCGATGTGATGAAAGAATGTTTAGATACTTGCTGTGAAGTTTCGGAATGTCAATCAGTGCTTTACCTGGTTCGGTTCTATCGATAACAGAATCGGCAGTCCACATTTGTAATACATCATCAAGTTTGCTCATAGTATACCTCCTGTTAGGAGTTTATCACATTTAAAATAATTTTTCTACGTTATAATAGGTAAATCTGAAAGTAGCGTCTGCGGTAACAATAGTGTCTGGTGTATCTGTAGCACTCATAACAAAACCAGACAATGAAATTGGAAATAAATCTTTGAAGTTAAAACGGTAATATGGTTTATTTGATGCTGATAAAATAGTTACTGCACCATCAGTGTATTGCGGTGTCTTTGTTG